TATTAAAGTAGGTGTTTCCTATTGAGTTTATACTCCATGTTCCACCAAATTTTAATCCATTTGTCCAATCTACTTGCACTGAACTATCTATCCTAACTACATAACTATTTATTTTTATACCTCTACCTGCTGTATATGGTGTTAATGTAGCCCATTCTAAATTAATAGCATCTTTTACTCTAAGATATTGGTTTAATGTTCCTCCACTTGGTATTTTTCTTTGTCCAAATGACAACGTAGTAACTGTTATTGCTAAAATTAATATTATTTTTCTCATTTTTAGTAAAATCTATAAATTCCTGTTTGGTAACAAACAAACCTTATTCCGTTCCCACTAGCTAATGTTATTGGTATATTAGCACCTAAACTTGTACTCGCATTAACAAAAGTTTCTCCATCGGCAGGATATAAACTCATATCTGTTAATGTAGCATTAAATACCTCTCTTACATTATTGATAACTGCTGCATCTAATTTACAACTATCCCCACTTGCGTTTACTGTTTCTACTATATTGTAATTTGATACTAATTCTGTTGCATTTTCTTGACCTCCTGATGAATATGCTATTATTTCATCTTCTGTTGTTTGGGATAATTCAGTCAAATCTGATACGAGGGCATAATCTTGATTACCAACTGCAATAATTTTCCCCGTAACGTCAATTTGTACATTATTATAAATTCCTGCTATCATCTCGTAACGGCATAAGTCCAATCTATTTTAAGTTGCACTAAATCGGTATGTGTGTAGCTAATTACTGAATCTGTAACTATATCTACTGCATAACGAACATCATTTACTATTACATACACTTCATCACTTTCTATAATAGTAGCCCACCATTGCAATTCCGCTTCTTCTATATATCTAGAATAGCAAGTAAATATCTTTTCAGAAACTACTTTATCTACTGTTAATCCCCTATCTTTAGTTGTAAAAGTATTTGGTAATTCTCTGCGACTTCTTGTTTTTTCGGCTGTAAGGATTTCTGAATGACCTTCGGTATAAGTAAAATGGTCAAACCCACCACGTTTATTCTTAACTGCAAACCGTGTGGTATCTTGTACGGTTGGTGTATTGTCTATTACAAATGTTTTAGTTTCCGATATTTGCTCTGTTGAAGGCGAAGTTCTTTCAAGCCATATCTCTAATTTTTTGGTATCTGTATTAATATAAGATGTGCCTAATGTAAATTGACCACGTTTAAATATTATTTTATTATCGGTATAATTTACCTTAGCCCAAGCTATATAAACATTTTGGGTAAATACCCTTATTCTTACGGATGTTGCTGTGGCGGGAAGTGCTTGGTTAAATGTACTAAATGCCGTTGTTAGGCTACCTGTTGCTAGCCCTGAACTATTCCATATACCACCATAAAAATAATAAATATCATAAGACGCAGTACCCGTAGCACTTCGCATTCTTATATCTATAGTAGAAGCTAATACAGGCGTTATCGGTAATACAATATCTACTGTTTCATCTTTAATTTGCAAAATAGAACCCCACATTACATTATCATCGCTAATGTACTTGTAAGTTCCTCCTGCACCAATAGTGGTAATAAGCCCTTCGTTAGTTGTGTTTCTTGGGACAATAGTAACAACTTCATTTTGGTTAACTTGCCAATTCCAAAGATATTCAGAATAAGAGGAAGTTGCCATATTTATACTAGCGGTTGATGTACTACCGTTTATTTTATATTCCCTTATTCTTATCCTATGTGCAGTATTAGCTGTTAAAAAATCTAATTGGATTCTTTCGTTTGCTCTTAAATATTGGCTTGCGGGCGAATCGGTTAAAAACTTATTAGTTGTAGATGCCCCACTAAGATACCATTGTGAACCTATTGCTATGCTTTGTGTTTCGGTAAAGTACAAATCTGTATTTTGCACAATAAAACCTTCTATCTTTAAAGTATCAACTGCTACAAATGCTGATGAAGGATAATATTCAGTAAAATCTACAATTACGTTTATTGCTGAATTTTCTGCGTTTGTTCCCACTTCTATAGAGCCTTCTTTATAATCAGATGTTAATAATTTATCGCATACCGAAGCAATATTAAATTCAAAATAATTTGTAAATGGTACTTTTGATTGTATTTGTGTAGCAGCTAACTTATAAAATTCATCTTGGTTTCTGCGGTAACGTACTTTTAATTGAATTTGGGTTGTAATATCTGTTGAATTAGATGTAACCCTAAATATTATTGGGGTTTTAGATGAAACAGGAATACTTGGGCTAAGTAATGAAGTTATCGCCATAATTAATACAAAACTAACACTTATTTATTGTTTCTGTTAAATTCTTTTACAGCACTTTCTATTATACTATCAAAATATTTAAAGCCTACACTTTCTATTATTGCCCTTATTTCGGCCTGATTAGCAGTAACTGTATCTGTTAACCAACCTTGCTTAGAGGTGTCGCGCTGCTTATTATAACTGTGCATTCCAACTAATTTGTGTGTTTTTACTATGGCGTAAGCTAAATTCTTTGCTGTTTGCCTACTAGGTGACAACGGCTTCCCATTTTTCTTGACCATTGCAATAACAATATTCTTTTGCCTAATCCAATCTGTTAATCTTTTTATTAAGCCTTTATTGCTATTTGTTTTAGCGTAGTTTTCAGGTCTTATACCCGCATCTTGCGACAGCAAGTAACCCTTACCATAAACTTGCCCTACAAATGCGTCTACGGTCTTAAAAACTATTGTATCGAGCGAATTTATACCTTCACCAAAAGCAACGTGTCCTTGCTGTATTAATCTAGCCTTGCCTTCGTTTACTATGATGTCAACTATATCTTGAAGGCCGTCTAATATTATTTTATCGTCTGCCATTATTTAGATAACAATTCTTTGTATTGGTTATTAGCTTGTTCTCTATTAAGTATATCCATAAAATCCCACATATTTAAAAGTTTTATATATTCTATACTTTTATATTCTTTAGACAAATCTAATATTGTTCCGTACCACCCAAACGAAGAAATGCCCGAAGTCTGTGCTGCCATTTTTTCTTTGATTCCGCCTGATTTATTAAAAATGTGAGGTCGCGTACTTCTCGCATGAGTAAAAATTCGTTCAAGCAAAAAAAAACCTCCCAAACTACGTCCATTTTTACGTCTTTTAGCTTTTCAGCCCGTTCTAGCGATTTTACTGAATTATAAACTTCGCCTTTTGGTCTGCAAAATATAGAAATAAGGTTTGGGGCTACTTCATACTTGCCGCCTTTGAATCTATCGTAATTTAATGCTAAATCAGCCGCCTCTGCAAATGTTTCTGTATTTTCATCAGGACAAGGTACATTTACGCCTAAAACAATCCTTTCTTTGGGAATAATAAGCGTTTCACCGTCACATTCTATTTCGGTAATATCAATATGTTCCATATTAGGCGACCAATGAAGTCCTAACACAAAAACCATACAGTATTTTTCGTAAATCAAGCATCTTTTTAATACAGGTATTTTATCAACTTCTTTATCTGACATACCGTACATTAACTGTATTATTTTGCCGTAATATTCAGGAAATGTTTTAAATTGGTCGGTATCGGGAATATTTAACAAATATTTATTTATTAATGCTTCATCACCGCTTATAGATACTTTGTAGTATTCTTTCAGCGTTTCGGGCATTGGTACACTAAAAATAGCCGAAGCTAAACTGCAAGGCATTTCGCCCCAATTTTCACAACCTTTGTAAGTCTTTTTATTTATCGTTATTGATACCATTAATTCAGCGACCACGCCATTATTTTACCTATTTTTTTACTCATATCCTCTATCATTCCCGTTAAAGCATCCGCAGCATCATCTTGATTCTTTTGCCCTTCAGCCCTGTGGCTTGTTACATGAAGGTAAAAATTAGGAAACTTGTGTTCCCAACCTGTAGGAAAGTAAATTAAATTGCTTACTTCATACCTAGCGTTCGCTATACGGGCTTGTTTATTGCCCATTTGATGAAACCACGTTATTTTAGTTTTGCCGTCACCTAATAGCCTTAAATCGCGTTCTACGTTTGTTGCAAATATTCTACCACCATTGTTTGATTCAATTCGTGCTATTTTCTGATTTCCTTTGCTGTCAAAAGCTAATAACATTTTAGCTAACATTCCGCAAGTTGAATCCATACTTAGTTTAGTGTATAATACATCTGTTATGTAGCAACCAATCTCTGTTTCAATATAATTTATAGAACACAAGTAATCGCTACCCATATCGGCAGTATCGGTATAGTTTTTATAAACCCTTTTAGTTGTTATTGGTATTGTGTCGTAAGTCTTCAGCGATTGGTACATCATTCCCTCTATTGGTTTAGGGTTTTGCATATACTGACGTTCAAATATTATTGGGTTTTTATCCCTAATTTTTAATAATTCGGTTTTAGTTTGATAATGCGGGTAAATAGCTTCACCGTCTTCTTTTATACTAGGCAAACAAAGCAATTCCCACCCTTCATCTGCTAGTAAATGCCCACACAAATCTCTTTCGTGCAAACGCTGCATAATTACAATAATTGGTGTTTTGCGGCTATTTATACGGTTACTAATAGTGCTATCAAATCTAGCGTTAACCCTTTCCCTGTTAATTTCGCTATCAGCATCATCAGGCTTTAACGGGTCATCAATAATAATTGCACCACCAAATAGATTTTCGCCTAATGCAGCCATAGCAGCTAAAAAATCATCTCCCTCTAAATGGTCTATTTTAGTTTCCACAATTCCCGCACCAAACCCCGTTACCTGACCACCCGCAGCAGTAGCATAAACACCACCACTTTCGGTTGTGTACCACTTTTTCTTACTGTCGCTATCTTTCTTAATAATTACGCTTGGAAAAATAGATTGAAAAGCCTCTGACTTAACATAATCCCTTGCAAATTCGCTATTTTCTAAAGCTAAATCATCTGAATAAGATAAGTGTATAAACTTGCTTTTAGGATTCATTGCAAGGCCGTAAGCAATAAACATTTTTACGGCTATTTCTGTTTTACCTAATCGTGGCTGAATATTTATTATAAGCCTGTTACATTTGCCGTCTACAACATCTTGTAATTTCTGCCAAATAGCTTTGTGGTGGTCACTTACGTTGAATTTACGGTTATAAAACTCTTTATAAATGTATCTAGTAAACACTTCTATCCCTGTCATTCCGTCTTTGCCGTGCTTGCACATATATTGAAAGACTTTTAGTTCTTTTGGTGTCATATTATTACAAATATAGTTTATTTTTATAAGTTAGTAAATATTACCCAACAATTCAATGCTATCAAAACTACCACTAAACATATTGTTATTATTTTATCTTTTTTGCTCATTTTGCATTCTTTTTAAAGTGTAATTAATCAAGTCGATTTGTTCGTCTTCGTTATTTACAAAACAGCACTCCAAATATTCATCAGGCGTAAGAGTTACTGTTTCGCCTTCTGCACATATTTGTATTATATTGTTTTTTGTTTTTTCAATCCAATCAACTGCCATATCGCGAGTAATAAATACCTCCGAAAGTTTAACATTCTCATATTTTACTTTCTTAAAATATATACCGTCTGTCGTTATTATTATTTTTCGTATCATAGCGTATCAAGGCGTATTAAAATTTATTATTATACAAATTTACTATTTATTTCAATTTGTTTACTTACCTTATTAATTGCTTTATCCCAACACCTAGCAGATTGGCCAAATGATTCTTGAAATAAATCATAATACAATTCTCTAAAATCATATTTCTGCGATTCATCCCAAAACCATTCACCGTCTAAAAGGTATTTATTTATTAGGTCTAACATATCTATTCCAAATATTCTTAATAAAGTTAATTTTAGGCTTATTTAACTTACTTTCTAATTCCTTTATTGTTAATTCTAGCGCCTTGCAGCGTTTAGCGCATAATCGGTTGTTTTCACTAGCTGTAACCATTTTTCCCCTTATGCTAGATGTTAATTCTACAAAATAATCAATATTTTTTTGTAGCGATACTTTTGATTGGGCTAATAACCCCTCTAATTCTAAAATCTTTTCTGTTAATTCTTGTTTTGTTTGCTGTTTCATTTTTGTTTCATTAATTCTTTAATTTCTAATTCCCTTCTTTTTTTGTTATTGCTGTACATTGTTTTTAATAGCAATGTTTGGCTATCCACAGAACCATTGCGTTCCGCTATAATTTGATGGGCTAACGCTTCCATTTTATCTTTTATTATTTCTATTTCTTGCATATTTTTAAAAGTTTAATATTTAGTTTTATCGCTCTTACAGATTAGTTGCCAGCAATACTAAACAGACCGCATAAACGAGAAGATATGTTCTACTATTCCAACAGTCCAACCATCGCCTATTAAGTTGCCAGCTTGCGCCTTATTTAAGTTTCTTGTATATCCTAAAGGTATATTGTGTAATTTTTCTAATTCAGTTTGAGTACAATATCTTACACCTTTACTTTCGTCCATCGTTTCATCTGTATAAATTATAGTTGTCATTCCAGTAGTTGCATATCTATGAAGCATATATCTTTGATTTGCATCTCGGCCACAACTTGTATTTAAACAAGTATGTTTTTGTTTGTCAGAGTAACCATATTCTAAAACATCATTTAATGTTATTTTTTTGTCTTTTGGTTGTGGTATTGCACATTTTCTGTTTCCAAACAAATCAAAACTTTCAGGCCCAATATTAGTCCAAAACAATCTATCTCTTAAAGCTCCAGAAACTCTTGCCCCATTTAATCGTACAGGTTCAGTTCCTAATAAATCAGAAATAGTATTATATCCTAAATCGTCCATTATTACATTTTCAAGTAAATAATAAGTTGGTTTAGTTTCTTCAAGTAACCTAATGTATTCATAAAATAACATTGATTTCATTCCTTTTAAACCATCTCTTACACTATTTGCTCTACTAAAATCTTGACAAGGACTTCCTCCAATCAATAAATCTATTTTTGGTAAATCTTGGCCTTTCACTTTTGTTACATCTCCGATATGTTTAGTATTTGGAAAATTGTCTTTTGTGCATTGTATTGCGTGTTTTTTAATTTCACTTGCAAAATAGTTATCTACTTTGATACCTAAATTATCAAGTGCAATTTGTCCGCAACTCATACCATCGAATAAAGATAATACATTCATATCGTAAAAATTAAAAGTACTGCTGGCAACAATGCATATACAAAAGCAGGGCTTCTGTGCAAAATTTCAGCGTTTGTGTTTCTATTTGTCATCTGTTTTTAATTGAAAGTTTAGTAATTCTAACCCCTGCCTTCGTATATGCAAACCGTTATATGAAATGCCTTGCTGACTGTTTCCAATTGAAGTTCCGTGAAGGAAAAACAAAAAGAAAAAAGCCACCGCACTTTTAAAAATCATTTATGGTTAAACTATTCTTTTTACCAAAATGAACAAATGCAGCAAGTATAAAAGCATCTGACATATCTTTTATAAAGTCGTTTCCCTCATCAGTAACAACTAAACAGCATCTAATCAAATGCCTTCTTTTAACTATTTGATTTTCTAAATACCAATAAAACTTCATCAGTTCATTGTGTTTCACATCTAAAACCAAAGCAAGTTGCATTGAATTTTCAAACTTGAATTTTGGTTTGTTTTCGTTTGCTATTTCAGCAAAGTGTTTTAAATCTCTTTCGTCTGCCATTTTATTTATTTGTTAAATTTTTCATTATAAATTTCATTACTTTTTTCTTGCAGGTAATCTTTTGTGAAGTCATCATCTGCAAATTTTGTTTTTTCAAGTTTCTCGTAATAATCTTCTGAACTTTTTAAAGCATATTCAAATCCAGCAAAAAAACCATTTTCAAATACTAATGGTCTTGTTTGTTCTCTGTTTTTTATAAATGCCTCTGTCATTTTATTAAATTGTAACTGTTCTATTTCTTTTGCTTTTTCTTTTAATTTATCAATATGTTTTTGTTGCAACGATATTGAAGGAGTTAATTGTTCAATTAACCAATCTACTGCTGTTTTCATCTTACTATTATTTTTTTTGCTTTAATTAAAGATATTTGTTGTTTTTTTATAAACTCACGGTCTTCTATTTTGGATTTATCTCTCAATCTTTTCCCAAAATCTGAAACCTTTTTATTAGGTATTTTTTTATATTCTTCCATCGCTTTTTTTGTTTTTGTTTTTCTGTTTATCGTTTCAATTCAAGTTTTGTGCTAAATAAGTCGGCACTTCATATAACATAGGCTAAAACGCAATAGGGAGTGTCCTGCTATGAACATAAGGTAATGCACATTTACCGTCTGTCGCTTCCATCTTATCTGCTGTGCTGCTGTCATCCTACTGCGTTTAGCCCAATTCCGTTAGCAAAAATGCTGTGCTACCAATTAGAGTTATTACTCCAACGACAGAATTTTTTCGAATCCCATTCACGTCTTAATAAGTAAATATTATTCATTGCTTTTGTGGCACAATAGGCTAAATCAAATATTGGCTTTTGTGCCTTTTCGCTTTCCTCATAGTTTAAATCAGCAAAAAAAACTCTGCCGTTGTATCTACACCATCCCGAAACTAATGGACAATTGTTCATCCAATCAGGAAGCACTTCCGCTGCCATAGTATTGGCAAAAAAGCCGTTTTGTTCTTTGTTTGACATTTTAAATTCTAATTAACTGTTATTTGCATAATTAATATTTAGTTTTATCTATTTTACCAATTAGTTATGCGTCAGCTTGGTTGGAGTCGTCAGAAAAATAATCCGAAGGAATTAATCTAATTAACCTATCATAATCATAACCACAATTTGAAGTATAGCATAAGTCAAAATCTTCTAAATCATCAAAAACTTGACTACCATCAAAGTCTAATAATCTATCCGTTACTGTGTTGTAAAATGCAAAACTTTTTTTGTCATCGAGATAAACTCCTGTTATTTCTAAAAATCTAATCATAATTTTTTATTTACTAATTAATTTTGTTTATAATTGAAAATTTGTGCTTCGTAATCGCCAACTTCTGTTAGCTGCAAACCGCTATATACTATCCTTCAAATAAATCAGGATTTTCTTCTAATTGTTCCTCCACCAATCGTTGAATTTCTTTTAACGTCTTATGGTTGTAAATTCCCAACTCAAATCCGTTTATCTTTAATTTATTGATGTTTTTACACCAATATTCGGTTATCGTTCCTTGATTCGGGTCATCGGGATGTGTCGCAGGATTGTCAGTTTCAATTCGTAGCACATCGCAAGATACTTCTATCTTTACTCCTTCGCTTTCGGATAATGTTAGTTCTAATGTCTTTTTCATGTTTTGTTTAATTGTGTAGGCAAAATAATAACTTTAAAATTAAACAAAAAAGTGTTTTTGCTATTTATAATCATTATAAATAAGGTGCATTTACTAATTTTTGGGTGCTATTTAATTATTTAACCCAAGTATCGGTGTTATTGGTGTGTAAGTTAGTAACGCTACAAGTTTACTTTTCTAAAGTTATGTAAGTGTTTGGTATGTCTTTCTTCAAATCCTCTAATTCTAACCTTATCGCATCTAACTCTTTTTTAAGTAGTTCTAATTTAGAAGTCATATTTTGTCCAATTTTTTTACATAAAAACTTACAATACTTTGTTCTTGTATATCCTTTTATTATACACTTCAAATGAACCATCATCTTCAACATCTACTAAGGTCATACCCCAATTCCATTTGTTTATAGGCATATATGCAGGATGTAATTCCGAAAGACAACCGCTGCTAAATGTTGTTGTTAGTTTACCTTCCAAATCTCTTTCTGAATGTTCTGATGTCTGATGGTTATGACCTTGTAAAGCGTTAACTTTTGCTTTTAAAAACAATCCCCTTGCTATGTTAACAGGACTGAACACACCGCCTTGAAATTCGTGTCCGTGTAAGATATTAAGGTTACCTGCTTTGATTATTCTTTTGTCGGAAATAACTTCTACATTGGCTCTTTTCTTAATAATAGCCTCTAAGTTAAATTCTTCAACTCCCGTTAGTTCGTTTGCCTTCATCCAAAGAAAATGATTATATCTTTCTTCGTGATTACCAAGTTTAAAATATATCGGCACATCCCATAGCTTTTTAAGAATGACAAAGAACTCGGCAAACGCATCTAATTCTTCGCCAAAGTTTCTTGCTTTTGGGTCACGAACAAATCTACTAAGCATATGACAATCTATTGTATCACCGTTTAAAAGAATAGCATCCACTTTCCTTCCCGATACATAATCGAAACAAGTTGATAAAGCACTTATAGAATGATAAGGGATATGAATGTCACTTAAAACTAAAAGATTGTGACATTTCAATTCAAATGGGCTATAATCGCACTCATAGGATTCAGGTAGATTGTATGGATTCAATGGTTTAGCATCCATAAATAATGATTTATCTTTTTGTATAGCATTTCCCGATTGTCCTAATAATTTTCTGATGTTTGACCTTACATTTTCTTCATTAGTGTATAATAATGGATTTTCTTTATAAAACATTCGTGCTAATTTCTTATTTGGATAATTAGGGTATAATTTTATAAATTCTCTTAGTTGTTTTGTTTTTTCTAATTCATTCATTTCTTTAGTTTGTTAATTTCTCTATCTAAATACCACTTTGCCTTTTCCAAATCTTCAACTATTTTATCAGATTTTTTTCCTGCCCTTGAAACATATTTAATTACGTTTCCTAAATTATAACCAAAGCCTTTATCTTCTATAAAGTCAATCACTTCTATTTTCCCATCTTTATAATGTGATGGGTTAATTTCGTCTGTCATTTTAAAAATATATATTTTAATTTAATACCTTATTAAGTATATTGTTTATACCATTCATAATTCTTTTATGTGCGCTGCTACATCTAAAAGATTCTACCGTTTTATAGTTAAAAGTTTTTGCTATTTCTTTGTGTGATAGTTTTAATCTTTTAATGTTTTCGTATTTCACAATTCAAATATACAATAATAGTAGCATTTACTATCATAAACACCAATAAAGTGCCACACATTGGTTTACTTTAATTCAACCCGACCGTCATTTCTAGTTTTAATAACGATTTTGATACCCCTATAGGTCTGTTTTGTTATTTTTACTTCGGTGCAGAGTTGGTCGTACATCCCTTGCGGCATATACCATCGTGTACGGGTGCTTAGGCTTTTATTTCGCATTAACTGAACACGCATCTTATCTTTTAGCTTAGTTACATCAATAACAGGGCGAAACAACGTAGGTCGTTCTATTTTAAGGTAAATTAGATTACTTTGTGGTGCATTGAAGCCCATTTGCCTGATGGCCGAAAGAATAACCTCCTTACTAACACCCGCAGACTTCATCTTACTTCCTATGTTAATAGCTATTCGCGGACTTTTGAATTCACCACATTCCCGTATATGCCTAGACAACGATTGCTTTAGCCGCATTAGTAGTTGTCGTCAAAGTGTTTCCCAATCTCCACCACCTCGCTAGACTGCAAAGGTTCTACCTGAATCAACTTGCCCGTAGTTTCCACTTCCGCCTTAGGCAATCCATAAGCCCTATTGTTCAAATGTACAAAAGCCGCAATGCTATCCTTGTCATTCCCCGTTAACCCTATCTTCATAACCCGTAACGCCAACGCCTGCTCATAAGTAATGCTTTCCGTCAAAGTAGGAAACATAGCCTTAAACTCTAAATACTGCTCGGCATCCAATACCATTTCAACATTCAACATAAAACAATCTTTTATAATACTCGCCTTCTGCTGCTTAGGCTTATTTACAGGCATTAATTTATTTTCCATACAACAAAGGTACTAACTATTTATAAATTAATAACAACCGCTTAAAAATGCTAAAATCACCCTATAAACAATATACTGATAAACAATAAAGTAAACAACAAAAAAAGTTTCAAAAATTGTGCAGAATATTTTCGGGGTCACTTATAGTAGGGTTTGGCAAAAATACGTTTTTGACCGATATTTGACCGATATAAAAAAGTCTATTTCTTATTTTAAAGCCTATTTAAGC